AAAGCTGATACAACAGAGATTGATCGTATGTCTATCGGAGAGAAGCTTGTAAAGCTTGCATCTGAAGGCGAGAACACCGCTTCAAACAGCGCAGTGACTTTCTCAAAGATCTCTCTTACAACAAAGAAGCTTCGCATGGATTGGGAGCTTTCAACAGAATCTCTAGAAGACAACATCGAAGGTGCTGATCTTGAAGATCACATCGCACGCATGATGGCTACACAGGCAGGAAATGACATCGAAGATGTTATTCTTAACGGTGACGAGTCACTCACAGGTGATGCACTTTATAAGTCATTCGATGGTGCAGTAAAGAAGGCTAAGTCCTATGGTCACGTTGTTGACGCAGAGGGTGCAGGCGTTTCTCGTGCAGTATTCAATTCTGCTTTGAAGGCACTTCCACGTAAGTATAAGCAACGTCGTACAGACCTTCGCTTCCTTTCTGGTTCAAACTTGATCCAGGACTACTTATACTCAACATCACAGAACATTCAGAACGTTAACCCACAAGATATTGCTTCTGGCATTATCCGTGGAGATGTTCCTGTTCTTGGTGGTCCAGCAGGATACGTTGCACCATATGCATTCGGTATCCCAATTGTAGAAGTTCCACTTCTACCAGAAACACAGGACGGCGACTACTCAGGCGCAGCGGGCTCACACGGTGACATCCACTTGACATTCCCAAATAACGTAGTTATTGGTATCAAGCGTGACGTAACTGTATACCGCTTCTTCTGGCCACGTAAGGACTCAATCGAGTACACAATGTATACTCGCGTTGGCGTTCAAATCGAGCAGGCAGATGCATGGGTTGTTGTTAAGAACGTTAAGGTAGCTTCTTAATTAATTTAAGATAACCATTGGAGGCCCCCTAAATAAAATTAGGGGGCTTTTCATTTTAATTTCTTAATGCTATAATTAATGTACCTAGAGTAAGGAGAAAATATGTCATTTGACAAACTAAAGGTATCAGAGCTTAAAACAATAGCAACTGAATTTGCTGTTGACACAGAAGGCTTAAAGAACAAGCAAGACATTATCGCAGCAATGGCTGAAGAAGGCGTCACATGGGGCGTATATCAAGCAACTATTAAAGAGGTTGCCGAAAATACAGAAGAGATTGAAATTTTGCCTAAGTTTAATGTTAAGGACGAAATTCCAGCCGACTCCGTATTGGTAAGAATGACAAGAGCAAATATGCGATACGATATATTGGGATATACATTTACAAAAGATCATCCTTTTGTAGCAATGCCCGAAGACAAAGCTCAAAAAATTTTCGATAAAGAGGGAGGCTTCCGTTTAGCAACACCTAAAGAAGTTCAGGAGTTCTACGGCTAAGCAAAACAAATGGCTGAGATATATAAAGATCAAACAGCCCCAATAAAAACAAAAATATTCTGGGGTGGAGAAATAGTAGATGCGGATAATGATGAAGTTACCGCAACTATATACGATATAACAGAGGATAATACAATTAGTCCAACTGTTGATCCAGACACACCAGTGGTAGTACTTGAAGCTACAAAATTAGAAACCGATATCGGTTCATATCAAGTGGTAATTCCCCTAGAGCATTGTTTGCGAAACAGGAAGTTCAAGGTGGTGTGGTCTTATTCTGTAAATGGACAAGATGGCGCACACACATATTACACAAATGTTGTAACTCCGTATGCAAACCTTTCCGATGTCTGGGAAGACTTAAACCTTGGATCTGATCCCTCTGATCCAAACTATAAGACGTATCATGAAGTACAGATGGCAGAGAAGTATGCTAGAAAATTAATTGAGATTTATACATCACAATTTTTTTATCTATACGATGATGTGCAAATAGTCTACGGCTACGGTGCAGACATTTTGCCGATGCCATTTAAAGTTCATGAAATTCATGAGCTATATGAAGAAGACAGACTTTTAGTAGATAAAATTAATGGAACAAACAACTGGGTTTACGATCCTATTATTTCTGAGTCTGGGTTTGGGATAAGAGTTAATAAACAAAACTTTTATGACAACACTATATACTCTGCAAACGGATACGTACCTCCATCAATTTACGATAGAGGCTTTTCTGGAGCATTTAAAAAAGATGCAAGGTATCAGGTTAATGGTAGATTTGGATGGAGTTCTGTTCCAGACAATGTTGAAGAAGCCTGCATAGTTCTAATTGGCCAATTCTTTGAAAAGGATTCGGCCTGGAGAAATAAGTATGTTAAATCAATCAGCACCTTTGACTGGAAGTTTGATTTTATGGAAGACGCACACAGGGGAACAGGAAATCTTTATGCAGATCAGTTGTTAACGCCATACGTTATCAACGGCATGGTGGCGTTCTAAATGGATATAGTAAGCTCTGTCTTGCCAATGAAGCTAGATATATATGTGCAGTCAGATACTCAAGACGAAAATACTGGCGCAATCAAACGTGAGTGGAATTATTCAACAACAATTGATTGTCATGTAAAATCTGTAATTGGAAATTCAACTTCTGTTAGAGGAAGTGATCAGCAGATTATAAATACTAAATATAAAAACGAGCAAACTCTTCAGATTAGAACAATTAACAAGTTAAGTCTAAGACAAAAAATAACAAATATAAGAAATAAAGACGGCAAGTATCTTTGGACTGAGCTAGATTATCCTTCTGACACTCCAACTGTTTTTGAGATAGTGGGAACAACTCCTATCATGGACCCTTTTGGAAATTTGATAGGCTATAGTAGCAGTGCAAAGAGATCGGAGAATCAGCAAATTGGCATCTAATGTAGCCCTACTACAAGCAGCCAGCGGTCTAGAAAGACTGATGGTCGGTGTTCCACAAAACGGGCCAATCAAAGATAGCACAGTTGCACAAATCTCTGCATTAATGTATTATCAAGCAAATGTTCTTGCAAAGCTAGATCAAAATAAAGGATTTAAAAAGTTATTTAAAACAACAATATTTAATCAAATTGAAAAAGAGTTTGGTGAATATATAGATGCAAAGGCACGAATCTCTAGAAGATCTTTGCACCATGTATATGAATGGAATAAGGTAGGTAACCCTACCTCTAGACTGTTTAAGCTAAACTCAATGGACGGGCTAGGACTTTCATTTAGAGTTAATTATAGTTTTAAATTGTCTAAAACAAATGTTCCTTCAAAAAATAAAAAACAAAAGAATAGATATAAGTTTGCACACAAAGCAGAGATTATGGAAAGAGGAATGCCTATAGTCATTCGCCCTAAATCTGCTGAGAGATTAGTTTTTGAAATGAATGGCGCAACGGTTTTTATGCCCAAAGGAGCTTCTGTTCTTGTAAAGAAGCCTGGCGGTAGCGGAGTAAGAAATCAGTTTGACTTAGCCTACTCAAGGTATTTTTCTGGAGATTTAGTTAATTCTGCAATTAAAAATTCGGGGTTTCAACAAATATTTGGAGCAAAGATTGTTAAGGCTCTAGGGGCTCCAGCATCAATTAAAAAGGTTAGATATTCATTTTCTCCAAATGCAATTAGAATGGAAGCTGACTCGGCACTTAAGAAAGAATTTGGAGGGGCCCTATAATGACAGATTATTCAATAGACGCAATGTATGAGGTAAGAAAGCATTTATGGACGGAGCTTGTGGATAACAACATTATTGATCCTGATAACTATTACCTAGACAGCATATCTTCTGAGATTGTCCCAATTTTGCCAGTTCAGCAACAGGCTGAGATGGATCAATTTTTAAGTGGCAAAACCCATATCGTATATGACAAAATAAGCATATCTTACGAAGAAAACTGGATGATCTGTACAGACAAAATTTTATTTACAATATATTCTACTGATTATAATGAGATTAATAGTATTAGAAACCTTATGATAGACGTATTTAGAAGAATGGATGATTCTGCCAAGGATCTAAATGCTTCTAGGTCTACAGATAAGCTTAAATTTTATAGCACGTATGTGTCTGAAATTACCCCTACAGAGCCTTCAGAAGAGCTTCAGGGCTTTTTATCTTCAGATGTCATATTGGAGGTTAAGTACTCTAGGATTACTGGTCAACTGGGACGCTTTGAGTAGTTTGCTTTGGGGCAAATTATACACTAAAATTGGTCTAGAGGAAAAAAGCCTAGCCAGCTTTTGAATTTGGAAATAAATATATATATATATTCATTTTACAGGAGGTAGTAAAACATGGCACAAAACGTAGGTAATGCCAAAAATATTCTCGTTGGTGCGTCACCTTTGTTTCTTTCAAACATTGACGTAACTGATGCTGACTATGTTGACAATGCAGAGCCAGGCGCAGGCGATTACGCTTTCGTCTCTGGAGAATCTTTCACAGATACTCTTAACGGCATTGATCAGGTAGCAGGAACATTTGGATACCGTAACGTTGGATACACCAACAACGGTCTTCAAATTACATACAACCCATCATACGGTTCTGTTACAGTTGACCAGCTCCTTGACACAGCTAAGCTTTTCAAGGAATCTATGGAAGTTATGATCGCAACAGAAATGGCAGAAGGTACTCTCGAGAACGTTCTTGCAGTATTCGGTCAGCGTTCAAACACACTTAATTCAACAGGAACAGGTTTAACTGCAGAAGACAAGCTTGGAATTGAAGCAGGTGCACTTGGTGCAGCTCCAACAGAGCGTCAGTTAATTGCAGTAGGACAAGCTCCAACATCAGAAGCAACAGCAACTGAGCGTGTATATTATGCACGTCGTGTTCTCTCTGTACAACAGTCACAGTTCTCTTTGGCTCGTAACGCAGCGACAACATTCCCAGTAACATTCCGCTTGCTCCCATCAGGTATGGCAGGACAAGCAGGTCAGGAATATGGTTTCATCGTAGACCGTGTCTTGACAGTATAATAACTAAATAGTTATTTAATGGAAGCCCCCCAATATTTTGGGGGGCTTTCTACTTGTGCTCGTAAATACATTATGATACAATAAATGAGACAGTCCTTAGGAGGATAAATTGGCAACAACAGTATATGACGTAGAAGAAATTACGTTACAAAATGGTAAGACCGTTAAACTAAAGCCTCTTTCAATTAAAGAGCTTAGAAAGTTTATGGTCTCAATTCAGGGAATTTCACAGGTTACAGAAGAAGAAAAAACTTTAGATATCCTTATTGATGCATGTGCAGTGGCACTAGAAAAACAGCTACCAGAATTAGTAGCAGATAGAGACGCATTAGAAGATGCATTAGATGTTCCTACTATTAATAGGATTCTTGAAGTTTGTGGTGGAATTAAACTTGACGACCCAAACCTAACAGCGGCAGCGGTTCTGGCTGGTCAGATCTAGATCTTGCCGCTTTAGAAGGAGAAGTATTTCTCCTAGGACATTGGAAGAATTACCAGGAGTTAGAAGAAAATCTTTCAATGCCCGAACTCTTACAAACACTTAACTCTAAGAGAGATAAGGAAATGGAAGAAAGAAAGTTTCTAGCATCATTGCAAGGCGTTGAGCTAGATGAACCTGTCAAAGAAAATAAAACTTTTGATGACATAAAAAGAAAAGCCCTTGGAATCGATGCTAGGTCAGATGATGTGGTATCATTACAAGGAGAGTTTGCAGCAAATGCTGGATTTGGTATTGGAGCAGGACTCGGATACCGCAAGGAGTAGTAAAAGTTGGCTGAACAAAATATTAATACCAACATAACTGCGACGGCTAATTTTTCTAGCCTGACAGCGCAGTTACAGTCTATTACAGCTGAACTTATAAAGCTTCAAACTACAACAATCGGACTTAATAAAAACCTATCTAATCAGATAGGCATAATGAATCGTTCTTTTGCTGAAACACTTCGTTCCACAGGTCAGTTTGCTACACACTTTGTTACATTAACTTCAGATGTTGATAAGTTTGGTCGCAACCTAGATTCTGGAAGAATGAAGCTTAGCCAGTATTTCAGTACTTGGCAGGGGCATGCAAAAAAGACAAATAACCTAGTTAGAGATTTAGCAAAACAACAGGTATTAATGGAGAATGCAATTCTCCAGCCTTTGGGCAAAAATGCTCAAGGTCTTATGCAATACAATGTTCATGTTGCACAAGGTCTTGATACTATTAAAAATAAAACAGCTCTAGCAAGACAAGAAGCTGCAATCCTTAATAAGGTTATGCAAGATGGTGCAAACCAATTAATTAACTGGGGTAAAAACACTCAATGGGCTGGACGTCAGTTAACTGTAGGTCTTACCGTTCCAATGGCAGCATTTGGTGCTGCAGCTTCAAGAGCGTTTAGAGAAGCAGATCAAGAACTTGTTAGATTAACAAAAGTCTATGGCGGTTTAGGTGCAACAACTCAAGAACAGCTTGCACAAGTAAGAGAAGATGTAAAAAATACCGCAAAAGAATTAGCCGCTGCCTATGGAGTTTCTTACAAGGATACAATTGCACTTGCAGCTGATATTGCTGCAACTGGTAAAGAAGGCCAGGACCTAATAGCTTCAACTGCAGAAACTACAAGACTTGCAGTCCTTGGTGAAGTTGACAGGCAAGAAGCAATGAAAGCAACGCTTGCAATTCAGACAGCATTTAAACAAAATACAGAAGGCCTATCACAATCAATTGACTTCCTTAACGCAGTTGAAAACCAGACATCTACATCTCTACAAGATTTGGTTGAGGCTATTCCAAAAGCAGGGCCTGTTGTAAAATCTTTAGGTGGAGACGTAAAAGATTTAGCACTTTATCTTACAGCTATGAAAGAAGGCGGAGTAAATGCTGCAGAAGGTGCAAATGCAATTAAGTCAGCAATGGCTTCTTTAATTAACCCAACAAAAGTTGCAAAAGAAATGTTCTTAGACATGGGCATAGACTTGTCTGGAATTATTAATA